AGTAAGACAGCAAAAGACAAAGCAAATAGAAATAATGATCGTAAATTTACTGATGGTGGTTACAAGAAAAACGAAAGTTTAGTCGCCCATCGTCAGGAAAAACGAATTAAAAATTGTTTGAGAAGTAATGATATTACAGAGCTTTTAGAGACTTTTCAAAGTACTTGATTTATAAATAAAACCATGCCTACCTATACATTCAAAAACACTGAGACAGGTGAGGAGCAAGATATTATTCTTCGCATGTCTCAAGTCGACGAATTCAAAGAATCAAATCCGCATTTGACCCAAGTTATTTCTGGCGGCCAAGGTCTCGTAAGAAACTCTGGCTCAGTCAAACCTGACTCGGGCTTTCGTGATGTGTTAAAATCGATAAAAAAGGCGTCCGGCAAGGGCAATACAATAAATGACTTTTAAATAACAAGGAGAAATAGCAAACCCTCTATATTATATCCGATTAATAACAAACAATAAGGGTTTTCATATGGCACTTTCAAAAAGCAAAAGGCGCGCTCTTCGTAAACAAGGTGTATTAGACGAGCGTGAGCGAGTACCTCAGAGAGGCATGAAATTAGCTAATATACATCCAAAAACAGATAATCAAAAGAAAACTTTTGATGCATATGATGAAGATCAACATCTCATTCTACACGGTTGCCCCGGCACCGGTAAGACCTTCCTTTCCCTCTATCTTGCACTATTCGATCTATTCGAATACAAAGAAAACGAATACGACAAAATCGTAGTTATCAGATCAGCTCAGCCGTCTAAAGACATGGGATTCCTACCCGGAAAAGAATCTGAAAAACTCGCCGCTTACGAGGCGCCGTATCGAGGAATAGCTGCAGAACTTTTTCAAAGAGGAGACGCATACGATATACTGAAACAGAAAAATCTCATCGAGTTTCAGTCTACATCTTACTTACGTGGTACAACAATCGATAATTGCATAATCATTCTCGACGAAGCACAAAACCTGTCTTATATGGAACTTAAAACGGTTCTGACGAGAGTAGGTGAAGGCAGCCGTGTAATTATCTGTGGTGATGTACTACAGGATGACCTGACATCGACGCGCTATAATCAGCAATCAGGTTTACAACAGGCAATTCGTATCTTCGGCCAAGTCCCATCGATGACACATATTGAATTCGGCATCGATGACATTGTTCGTAGTGGTTTTGTCAAAGAGTTCATCATTGCCGAGAGCATGATGTTATGTCATAACGAAATAATCGACATTAGGTCAGTCGCATAAATAGGTTTACATTTTAAAAAAACTGGTGTAGAATTATATAATGAAAAAATTTAATTATGAACTCTTCGAACCCAAAACTCTTAAACGCATTAACGAGGACGGGCAACGGCTGTATGTAACCGAAAGTGGTGAAAAATACCCATCGGTTACTACAGCCCTTGGTAAACTCAGTAAGAAAAAGATCTACGAATGGCGCAAGCGCGTAGGTAACGAGGTTGCCAATAAAATCTCCACACAAGCATCTCGAGCTGGTACAGCAGTCCACAATATTGCAGAAGACTATGTACTCGGTCAGCTCAACGAGAAAGAAGCTAATCCAATTGCTCTCAATACATTTCGTACTATTCAGCCGAAGCTGGATGAAAATGTCGATACACTATACGGTGTAGAATTGCAAATGTACTCACACGAACTCAAAACTGCCGGAACAGCAGATCTAATCTGCACGTATAATGGTAAGCCAACCATCCTCGACTTTAAAACATCGAAGCGATGGAAGAAGAAAGACGAAATTAAAACCTATTTTATGCAAGGCGCAGCGTATGCTCAAATGGTAAAAGAACATTATGGCATGGATATCGAGCAAATCGTTATTCTAATGGCTGTTGGTGGTGGTGAAGGTTCATTGATCTTCGAAGAAGATATTAATGATTGGATGCCTATGACTCATAAGTATTTTGATTTATATCATAAAGGAAAACTCAAGGATTTTTAACTATGTACGAATATCCTATGCCTGAGCTGTCTGTTTTTTGGTCTGACGAAGGTGAACGAAAGGCTACTGTCTTCAAAGACAAGTATCATTATGGTGTCAGAATGGAAGAGAAAGTATACGGTCAGCTACAGCATCGCGAGACGAGACTAATGGAAGGACATAATGAATATTATGCAGAGGATTGTGCTGAAAACTTTGTTAAATATGTCGGCGAGTTCAAGAAATCATAGCTTATACGCAAAAGTTCTAAGCTTATACGAAAATATTCTTAAAAAAGTTACAATTTATCACAATTTGTAACACTTTTTTCCCTTTAAAATCAATAACTTAGGTACGCTCAAAAAGTCTAATGAAATCAAAGACTTAGAAGTGTACTTTTCGCCGTGCTTGCAGTATAATAGCTCTATCAAATGGAGATATGGAGAAAAAACATGGCGATCAACTACGTAACTGGCAACGCTTACACTGGCAAGAACGCTCAAATCCTTTCCGAGTTTGACTCTGAAGGCTTCCTGACTTTCATGCAGGCCCAGTCTATCGGCCGCCAGTGTGTAAAAGGTACTGGTATCCAGCTGATGCGTGTGGTACTGAAGAAAGTTGAAGATCCGGTCACCGGTAAAATCAAGAAGAAGAAAGTACCTAAGCGTTTTTGGGTTTTCCCTATCGAAGAAACTACTGCATTGGAGGCAGCGTAATGAGAAAGTACACAGTTACAGTTTGGGAAGAAGGTTGTGGCGCGTTTATTTTTAAAGGCATAGAGGCCGCTAACAAAAACGCCGCATGCCGCGAAGGCATCGACACCTACATGATCTTCTTGGAAGAAACTGAGATTGGTTCATTAACTGCGGTTGCAAATATTGAGAAGGAGGTAGCGTAATGGAATTTACATCTTTAAAAGGTTATGTCACAGCAACGTATCAGGAGCTCGTAGAAGCTCTTGGTGAGCCTGATTACATGGATCCAAGTGGTGATGGCAAGGTCGAAACCGAGTGGGAATGGTATGATGATGACTGCGGTAAGATCACCATCTATGACTGGAAGATGTATGACGGAGGGCTCACCACACGCTCTGGTCGGCCTTATGACTGGCATATTGGTGGTACATCGTCCATGGCTATTGACGTCGTGACGAAGCGCCTGAATAAGCAGGCAACGTATGCATAATGCCGACTATTTACATTATTTTTTCTCTTGTAAGTCATTGATTTTAAAGGAAAAAATAGCGCTCAAAAAAGTCTTTATAAATCAAAGACTTAGAGATGTACTTTTGACGAAAGATGTAGTATAATATCTCTTGTAAAATGGAAAAAGCAAAGGAAAAAGCTATGAACTCATACTGGAACAACAACGGCACTTACCAATCAGACTTCGATCGTCTGTGTAAGTTAATGCCTGTTTCTGGTAACTGTGACACCAAAGCTGGTGAAATGATTCGTGCAGCCAATCGTTTGGCTTACGACTTCTACAACAATGGTATGGGTAATAACACCTCTGGTGCTATCAACTACTTGTCAGATTTCTTGCCTCATCGATTGGTTGAAATCATCAAGCCTATGACTACTGGTCGAATCTACAACGGCCGATACGATGGTGATAAATTTCATCAAGCCATCGAGGAAATGGTTGATCGTACTGTTCGTGAAATCATGGCCAATCCTGAGCTCGAGACTCAGGAAAATACTGATGACATCTTCGACTTTGAAGATCAAGACATGGAATTTTGCGATCGCTGTGGCGATGAGATGGACTATCATGGTTGGAACGGTATGTGTGAATACTGTGAAGAGCAGGAAGAAGAGGAGTGCTACTAATGAATGAGCCTGAAATCATGATTAATAATATTCGTCAAGATGCGTGTAATGAAATCACAAATGCGATCGAGATGCATGGCGACAGCGATTGGCAACTCATCTATGAAGAAATGTACGAGCAATTGTACATGGATCAAGGTGGTGAATATATAAGTGGTTTCATCAACGTAATTGATGAGACGTATGCCAACTTTAAGAAAAGTTATTGGGCAGAACAACGTATTTTGGAGAATGCAAAGTGAGTAAGCAAGAAAGAGCAGACCTCATCTATTCTTTGATGATGGCTCTGGATGTAAAGGCACATCGACTGTACTGGTTGTCTGATGCCGAGTTAAAGAAATTAGCGAAGGAGTATTTGTAATGGGACGTAAGCGAAAAATCGATCCTTTTGAAATTAATGTCGAGGAAGAAGTCCTCGGCGAAGACTATAAAGTTGAGCAAGTGATCGTTCAACTCCGTAAGATTGTTGACTCAATCGGTAATCCTTCGTCATTGCACTGGGTGCAGACTGATAAAGGTGGCAAAGTGTGGGTTGGCCACAAGAACGCGAAGATGATCCTTCGTCTGTTCGACCTGTCAACTAACCGTGCTGCCAAAGACATGGGTTATGTCAGCAATCGTCAACGACCTGAGTACATTGCTGCTCAGACTCGTGCGAAATCTGAACTGACCGAGAAGCTTCAGACGGCCACCGGCCTCAAAGCTCTGGTCAAATTTGTAAAGGACAACGAGAGGTTGTTAGTATAATGAAAATCGAAAAAATCAATGAGAAAATGGATGCAATTCGTACCGCTGAATCTTGTATAAGTACTATCTTGACAATTAATCCGAATGCGGTTGACCAGAAAGTATTCGTATTGCTCGCTGAGTTGAAACTTGACCTGCTTGATATTCTTGATGAACAGTACGAAGCAAAGTTAAAAGAAGCAGTGCGATGAGTAGAACATCAGATCCCAAAGTGGTTGCACAGTTTACCGATGTTGCCCCTTCGCAACGTTCTTACTATATTATGAAGTGGGCAGAGGAAAAAGGCATCGATTCAGATGAAGCCATGGAACTTGCAGGTTATGTGCGAGACGGTTACATAGGTGCAGGCGCTTGGAACTGGCGTTATGTTGGAAACGTTTTATGAAAATTATGAAAGAAATTACTGTGTGGGACAAAGTTGAATATAATGTCCCTAATCACACCTACGCCATTAATGACGCAGGTAAAATGGTAGCTTATAAGAAGTCAGGCGATACAATGTGGCATACTTTTGCAAAGCCGCGTTTTTTCGATCGGGCCCGACGTAAGTTTATTACGCTGAAGACTGAGAATAGCAAAGTCGCAGCAGATTTTTTTGAACAATTGGAGGGTGTATGACACCAAAACAAGGAAGAGGTGATCCTATGGTTCGTGCCGATGGCAGAACCAAACCTGATCGTGAATGGTGGCCAGAAAACTTCGACTGGTATTTGAAATGGCTTGCTTCTATCCTTGTAATGATCTCTCTAGCTATGAGATCCGCAGGAGTTGACTATCGCATGTATGACTTGACATTCGGGTTCGTGGGTATTATACTCTGGACATGGGTGTCAATAATCTGGAAGGATAGAGCGCTCATTATGTTGAACGCCGTATCAGGCTTTTTATTGGCATCGACAATTCTTCGTGAAATGTAATTATTCGGCATGTACAATTGAATCACTTCTTGATAGAATAGTACTTGTAAAATGGAAAAACAACCTTAGGAAGGTATTATATTATGGCACATGAACTTGAAATCGTAAACGGTCAGGCACAGATGGCTTACTCTGGTGACGTTCCTTGGCACGGTCTTGGTGTAAAGGTAGGCGATGATCTGTCTCCTCAGGAGATGATGCGGGCAGCTGGTCTAGATTGGACTGTAAGCAAACATCCTATGTATGTGACCGATGGTATTCCGGTACCCGGCAAGAAAGCGTTGATGCGTGACTCAGACAACACCATTCTGGATGTTGTTGGTGACGACTGGATTCCAGTCCAAAACGAATCAGCATTTGAGTTCTTTGACGAGTATGTCAAGGCAGGTGGTTTGCAGATGCACACCGCTGGTTCATTGAAAGATGGTCGTATCATCTGGGGTTTGGCAAAAGTCAATGAGACTTTCTCACTCTTTGGTGGTAAGGATGAAGTCGAGAGCTATCTGCTCCTGTCTAATCCTCACAACTATGGTCGCGGTGTTGACGTTCGCTTCACGCCCACACGTGTTGTCTGCAACAACACACTATCGCTTGCCTTGGATGGCAAAGCGTCTCTTGGTATCTCTCTCAATCACCGTCAGGAGTTTGATGTAGAGAAGGTGAAGCTTGCATTGGATGCCGCTTCTCAGCAAATGAATACTTATCGTGAAGCATCTGAGTTCCTCGGATCTAAGCGCTTCAATCAAGATAAGCTGACTGAGTACTTCTCACGAGTCTTCCCTAAGACTACTGGTAAGAACAAAGGTCTGTCATTTGAAGAGCTGATGAGTAACATCAAAGCAGGTCAAAAGGTACTATCACGTAATGCTACCACGGCTCTAGAGGTGATCGATACACAGCCCGGCGCTGAGCTCGGACGTGGTACATGGTGGGCAGCATACAATGCTGTAACTTATATGACCAATCACACACTTGGCAACAACGCAGACACTCGTTTGCAGTCAGCTTGGTATGGTCATAATAAGAACACCAACATTGAAGCCCTAGGTCTGGCAGTTGAGTATGCAGAGGCTGCATAAATAGTAGTTTGGGGAGGGAAACCTCCCCCCTTTTTTCTGGATTATTATGAATCAAGTTATCGACGATCAGTCAGATTTAGCACTTTCAAAAAACATTTTTTTGGATATCGAAAAGATAGTTCAAACCAATGGTGATGGCGACTATATGGGAGCCATTATACACTACTGCGAACGAAATAATATCGAGATTGAATCGATCGCAAAATACATCAAGAAAAATCTTGTACTAAAAGCCAAGTTGCAACAAGAAGCTGAAGATCTAAATTATATTCAAAAAACATCAAGGCTACCAATATAATGTTTATGGATGCATTCGACGCATACAAAAAATATCTCGCAATCAAACTTCACTTTACACAAGAAAGTTATGACTATTTTAAGTATAATGGTCAGACAAAAGCCGATAGATCAAAATTTGAATTGCGTAAAGACAGGTATATGTTTCATAGATTGTCTAAGCGTGAGGATTTAGATCTATATCTGGCATCTATCTTAAAGGAAAAGCCGGATTGTTGGGTTGGCGATTTGCTTGATACCAACAATATGTCATTACAAGAATATTGGCGAAATGCTCGTAAGAACAGAGAATCATTGTCATACGTTGTTAAGAATGATATGCAACAATTCGATTCGTTAGAGGATGCCTTTCTCGTGAGTGATGGTGATTGGCCAAAGATTGTTAAGTATTATCGTAAAGATAGAATTCATATCGAGACTCTGGCTGTTGTCTGTGCTGTATATAATCCATTTTCTTATTGGGATACAGAAATCAGCGATACGATTATATGGCCAAGAATCAAGATGAAGCTTCAAAAATATTCCAAGTTTATTTCGTTTGATAAGCAAAAAAACAAGGATATTATCCAGGAAATTTATTAATGATTAATTTGTGGACAGATACATGGCCAGCCGAAGATGTGCCTGAAGTTCATGTATTAGGACGTAATATTTCTATCGATGCATTGGCCAATGCTGATGCTATGATGACGCCAGAGATTCTAAGTGTCTTTATTCATTCTCATGGTGATTTACCTCGAGATAAAGAAGATCTAGTTGTAACAGCATGTGATTCATTATATGCTCAGAAGTATATTCCTGAGTTTGTACTTTCACACGCTGAAAATAATGTACCAGTACATGTGCATATCGATTGTATCGATATCGATACTCTCTTCCTTATGCTTCGTTTGTACGAATTGGTGCCCGAAGAGCTACTCACTATCAGCTATACAACTATAGAAAATAAACGTACTGCTCATCGCGGTTCGAACCGGCCTCTGAAGAATACTTGGCATGCTTATTATACTTGTATTCGTTTT